GCGCAGCCAGGAGCGGGTCTTGAAGGCGCTTTCGTCAGTTTCGTGGGTGTTCAGCCAGTCATCGGCCTGCGCGAGGCAGACGGTGCGTTCGCCAACACCCAGCAGGTGCGGGCGCTCATTCTTGCCGCCGCCTACGGCGTACCAGACCCCGTCCAGCCAGAAGATGCCGCCCCAGGCCGTGAAGCCGGTGGCCATCATCGCATCGTCGGTGCCGAAGAGATCGACCCATGCGAAGCTGGACCGCTTCAGCAGGTCGATCTCGGTCATGATGAAGCCGGACAGCGGGGCCGTGCCGACGCCTTCACCTTCATCGTCATCGTCTCGCGGGAACACCTCGCCACAGAGCGGGCATTCGGTTGCTGCCAGCGGGATTTCAGCGCCGCAGCCGGGGCAGGACTTGGTCGGTGCCTCGCCGGTCTCGGTCTTGCCGTCCAGATCGACATCCTGTTCCAGCGTGCCGTGGATCAGGCTCGACGTCCCGAAGTCCAGCACGACGCAGTCGGTTTTCAGGATGCCGGGGTGTTCTTCCGGATCCACGATGCGCAGGCCGCGCCCGACCATCTGGATCATGGTGGACTTGTAGGAACTGGGGCGCAGCAGCACGACGCAGGAGGTTGGCGGGTGGTCCCAGCCCTCGGTCAGCACCGCCACATTGACGATGACGCGGATGCTGCCCGCCGCATAGTCGGCAAGGATCGCCTTGCGGGTGTCGGACGCCAGATCGCCATGGATCAGCGCCGCCGTGATCCCAGCTGCGCGGAAAGCTTCGGTGACGTGTTCGGCATGCGCGACGGTGGAACAGAAGATGACGGTCTGGCGGTCGCCCGCCTTTTCCTTCCAGTGGCGGATCACTTCATCGGTGACGGGGGCACGGTCCATGATGCCCGCCACTTCGGCCATGTCGAAATCCGACAGGGTTTTGCGGACGGACCGCAATTCGTCCTGCACGCCCACGTCGATAACGAAGGTGCGGGGCGGCACCAGATGGCCCGAGGCGATCAGCTCGCCCAGACGCACCTGGTCGGCGACATTGTCGAAGACGTGGCGCAGCCCTTTCTTGTCACCCCGGTTCGGCGTGGCGGTGACCCCGAAGATGCGGGCATCAGGATTGGCGTCGCGCACCTTGTCGATGATGCGGCGGTAGCTGTCGGCCACCGCATGATGCGCTTCGTCGATCACCAGCAGGTCAAGGCGCGGCATGTCGGCGAGGTTCGAGGTCCGTGCCAGTGTCGGCACCATGGCGAAGGCGACCTGACCACCCCAGGATTTCTCGGTGGCATTGATCACCGAGGTGGAAATCCCCGGCACCACCCGCTGGAACTTGGCACGGTTCTGGGCGGTCAGTTCGTCGCGATGGGCCAGCACGCAGGCCTTGGCGCCATCACCGATCATTTCGCCGGTGACCGTCGACAGCATGATGGTCTTGCCAGCACCAGTGGGTGCCACGCCCAGCGTGTTGCCGCGGGAGGCGAGCGCAGCCACACTGCGCTCGACGAAGGTTTTCTGGCGGGGGCGCAGGCGCATGGCCGATCCCCCCTTACTGGGCCCAGCTCGGCCGCCCGGCATTGCCGGGGGCGGAAATGGGCTGGCTGGGACGGGTGGTGGCCGTCTGCTGCGGGGAATAGCCCTGCGGGGCGGCGCTGCCGATCGGCAAGGCGACCGTCCCCATCAGGGCGGCATAGTCGCGGTGGTCCGGCGTGACAGCGCCCCGCACCTCGTTCTTATCATCGCCATTGGTGTCCTGGCCGATGTCGATCCGGGCCACGAATTCCAAGCCATCCAGATCGCCGAACCCGTTGATGCGGCGGCGGGCCTGCGCTTCGGGCGAGTTGTCCTTGTCGGAAATACCGCGCGCCGAGTTCAGGATGCCGCGGATCATGCTGCGGCCCATGTTGGCCCAATCCGGACCCTTGGGGCTGTAGAGGCCGATCAGCGACCAGATCTTGCGGCGCGCATAGGGCCCGTCGACCACCGTGTATTCGGCGTCGAGGTAGACCGCACCGGTCGCGGCGCGCTTGGCGAAACCGCCGGTCCAGCCTTGCGACGGATCATCGAAGCCACCGGGGCGGATGGTCAGGCGCACCTTGGCCAGCGTGCCCTTCGGGATGACGTTGGAGTTGGATTGCGCGGAGTTGAAGTCGTTCCAGATGCCGGACATGGCATGGGTCCTTTCAGTGGGAGGTCAGGACGCGCAGCGGCGTCAAACGGGAAAAGCCATCGCGGGGACCGGATCGGGACATCGGGTCTGGCGAGATGCGATCAGCCATTGACCGGCACCTCCGCAGCGGCAGGATCGGCTGACGTGACGGCCGGATAATTCAGGCGTTCAGATGCCGGGCGGATCGGGCTCTGGATCTTGGCCATCAGCCGCCCGAGGTGCGGTTCCTCGACCATGGCCAGACGCCCTGAACGATCCTTGGCCGGGTAGCCCCAGGGGTTCAGCGTCTGGCAGACGAAGGTGCGCTGGGGCTGGCCATTGGCATCGGCGATGTCGGCCATGGTGATCACCTGATCGACGATCCCTGGGAGCTCCAGGCCGGTCTTCGCCCCGTCGATCTGCGGCTGAAAGACCTTGCGATTGAAGTCGTCCAGCTTCTCGTCGAGGATGCCCACGAACCAGACATGCTTGCCCCGCGCGTGCTGCAGGTGGGTCAACCACGCGATCATCTCGCGGCCATGGAGCCCGTATGCTCCCCGGATATCCGGCTTGCCGGTCTTGTCCGAGAAGGCTTCGGGCTGACCCCGGCACCACTGAAAGCAAAGCCGACCCGCCACGGTAATGCTGTCGATGAAGACCGTCTCGTAACGGTCCACCACCGCCGGATCGCCAAACCGTCCGCAGACTTCGTCGAAATGCGCCTGGCTGTAGGGCTGGTCCTCACGCAGCGCCGGGTTCGGCCCGCCGATGAACACCGCGAAATCGCGGCATTCCTTCCAGGTGCGGGGCCGCAGCGTGTCGCCATCCCAGCCCTCGACCGCCAGATCCCCGGCTTCGAGGTCCATGAACAAGGTGGTCGAGGCGTTCAGCGTCCACAGAAGGCTGGTCTTGCCGATGCCCGACCGGCCAAAGATGCAGCCCTTGATGCCCTTGCGCTGCGCCAGCCGTTCATCGGCGCTGATGATCGGGAGGGCCATCAGCGCTTCTCCCGCTTCAGGGCCATCGTCACCGCATTGTCGGTACCGATGCCGCCAGCTTCGCGCGCCAGTTTGTAGAGGCGCTGCAGCGCTGCCGCGCGGCGGTAGACGGCCGAGCTTTCCTGTTCGGCGGCGATGATCGCGAAGGCGATGTCGTCGAGGGTCGCATCGACCACCGGCTTCGGCGCCGTGGTTTCCTTGGCGGGATGCTGCGGAAAGCCGATGGTTTCGGGGAGGTCTTCGAGGCTGTAGGCGGCCTTGCGAATGCGGGCGAGGGTTTCGGACTGGTCCGTCATCTGTTCACTCCAGGGGATGAGGCGGGCGAGGAGGCGCATCAGCGGGCCTCCGGGCTGTCGGGGACGGGATCGCTGACGAAAATCGCCAGAAGCGGAGTGCCATCTGCGTGAGTTCCCGCGTCCTCGATCTGGTAGTTGCGGTTGGGTTCGAAGACCTCGGTCAGTTCCCAGCGGCGGTAGAGGCCGGGGATACGTTTGAGGTCGGCGGACGGCGGATCGGCTTTGCTGTTCATGCTGTCTGCTTTCGGTTGGGGATGACGCGCGGCGGCGTCTATTTGGGAAAAGCCACCGCGCAGGCCGGATCGGGACATGCGGTCAGACGAATTCCTGATGGGCATCGCGGAGCCGCTTGGTGGCGCGCTGGAAACGCTTGCGCGCCGCCGCCTCGGTCAGGCCAAGTTCGATGGCGATCTCGGCTTGGGTGAAGCCATCGACCGCGACCCGGATCACCAGCGTCAGATCCGGGCCGACCAGCGCCTGCATGTCCCGGATAAGCTCGGCCTCTTCGATCACCGCTTCGCCGGATGCATCGTCGTTCGCGATCTCGTCGGGATCAGTGTCGCCATGCTGCCGCTCGCGGCTGTCTTCCCGCAAATGGGCGCGAAGCATGTCGCGTTCGACGTTGCGCAGGACGGTCGCCGCGATCCAATTGACCCGCTGCAAATCGAGGCCACGGAGGGTCTCGACCGTGCGGCCAAGGATGTCGGCAGCAATATCCTCGGCCGGGCCGATCTTGCGCCAGACGCACCGGCGCCGAACGGCGTCGAGGC